TTATAAACTATATCTAAATATTTAAACTCTATATCATAATCAACATCTATATTAAACTCTTCACCAAAATGATTAGCCTTAACTATTACATCAAAAGTAATTTCATCAATATCATTTAATGATTTAATAGTAACTCTAGGCTTTAATTTAGCGTCTAATAACTCAGTAAATATTAATGACCTATTAATCATAGGTATACATTCATAATCATCCTCTTCTAATACGTATCCCAATAATTTCATTTCGAAATTTTGAACGTAAAACCTTCTTCTATCAAAATCATCTACTTGACTCTCATCACCAATATTTTCTAAATGTATTGGCATTGGGTGTCCATTAACCTTTATGTAATACTGTCTTGATTGAAACGTTAATTGAGCAGTTCTATTAAAAAGATTTAAATCCTTCATTCGATTACAAAATAATCTAACATCGTAAGTAATATCCACAGATGTTGGTTGCGGTATTTTATACATATCAGCACCAACCCTACCACCAGCCAATGTAGGAACTTTCATATAAGTGTATAACTTATGTCCAGGAATATTCCATATTCCAGCCTGATTAGTTCCAACTTGAACATCCGGATGTCTTACAACTGTGATAAAAGGCATTTTAATATTCTTAAACTTATCGGAAATATCCCATGTTTTAGAGAATTCTGCCCATTTAGTAATAGTTAAAAATATCACAGGAACTTTCTCACCACCTATCTCTATTTCTAATATATTGTTTACGAATTTTAGAAACTCTTCATCAATATCTTCGTAAAATATACTATGGGGTAAATAAGTCCCCTTAACATCAATATCATCAAGATATTCTTGTCTTTTAGCAGGACCCTCCTTTTGGTTGACTATTTTTAAATTTTTCTTAAATCCTTGTGGCATAATTAATCATCCTTAATTTTACTTGCACTTTCTGAAAATGTCACACTACCTCTATTAACCATAGGTATACATTCAAAATCATCTTCATCCAATATATAACCCAATAACTTCATTTCGAAATTTTGAACGTAAAATCTACGTTTATCGTAATCGGTTAACTGACTTTCATCTCCAATATTTTCTAAATGTATTGGCATTGGGTGTCCATTAACAGTTATGTAAAATTGTCTTGAATTAAATGTTGTTTGAATTACTTTATGGAATTTATTTAAATCTTTCATTCGATTACAAAATAATCTAACCTCATAAGTTATATCTACAGATGTTGGTTGTGGTATCTTGTAAGTGTCAACACCTTTACGTCCATCAACTAATGTAGGTATCTTTATGTAAGTATATAATCTATGCCCAGGAATATTCCATATTCCAGCCTGATTAGTTCCGACTTGAACGTCAGGTTTCCTAACAATAGTAATAAAAGGCATTTTAATATTCTTAAATTTATCTGTGAAACCCCAAGTTTTAGAGAATTCAGCCCATTTAGTTAACGTCAAAAATATCACAGGCACAGAATCACCATCCAAATCTAATTCTAAATCTTGATTTACAAAATCGATGAAAGTTCCGTCCATATCTTCATACTCAACACCTTTAGGTAAATAAGCACCTTTAACGTCAATATCATCAAGATATTCTTGCCTTTTAGCAGGACCCTCCTTTTGGTTAGTTATTTTTAAAATTTTTCTTAAATCCTTGTGGAAATGACATAATATTTTATATTTTAAATTCCTGTAAACTCATCTTTATTGGCGATAGTACACTCAATTGTTCTAAATGCACCTTTATACCCCATGATAGTGTGTTTATTATCATAATTTTTTTCACCAGCATTAGATACGCTAAAGTATATCATATCAGTTTCATCTACTTGGTATCCAATGTAATCACCAACTGATATATCAATATTTTGTTCTTTCAATTGTTCTGAATATATCCCAAATTTCAAATTATCATCCTCTGGATATCTTAAACTACCTGGATTATACGTTTTATTTTCAGCCTCACCTATCATTGGTATCACATATAATTCAACTGGAGGGTGAAAGTTAATTTCATCTGCACTAGCCTCATTATATATATCATCCGTTTGTGTAGTTTCCCTATCAACCCTATATAGAATTACTGAAAAATTCCCATCACCTTCGATTGCTTCACGTCCCATTTGTACCTCAAGATTATAATCCTCAAAAGAGAAGAATTTATTAATCCTAGTTATTGGCATTTGTCGTTTACTCATAATTTATGTATTATTCTTTATTGATAAATATTTCATATATTATAAATAGTCACTGCTATTGACTTTTTAAAAAAAAATGTCTATATTTAACTCAAGTGTAAAAAATAGAATTTGATAAATTTAGATAATATAAAAAGTAGAAGCACCTTAACTTTATTAGGAAAATATGAAGGTAAAAATCCATATTTAATAAAATTAAAGGATAAGTTGATTAGTAAGGGTAAAGTTACCCTCACGGTAAATCAAATAAAATACATAAATAAGTTTTATAATTTAGACCCTTTATTAATAAATAGAGTGGTTGAGATTGCTAGTTTACTAGGTGAATCCTTAAAGGAACAGAATAATTTAACTTTTACTCCTGAAAGGATATTAGTACAATTTATCTTAGCGGACCAAGAAAAAACGTTTCATATTTATGGTAAATTAAAACAAAATCAAAAAAAGTCACAAATGTATTGGCTACCTAAATCATTGGTATTAGGTGACCCATACTTTGAAGAATGTGATATAGATGTTGATTGGGATAAGTATACTGAATTAGATACGTTAGATAGAACCCCTTACGACCACCAAAAAAGTGGTGTTGAGTTCTTATTATGTCGTAAAGGCGCTATTTTAGCCGATGATATGGGGTTAGGTAAAACCTACCAATCTATAATAGCTGCTTTGGAATGTAACGCTAAAAAGATTTTAATTGTATGCCCTTCAAGTATGAAAATTACTTGGGAAAGGGAAATTGCTTGTTTTGAAGAAAAATCAGTAATAATTAGTGGTAGTAAGTGGCCAAGTTATATCCCTAAATTTACCATTATTAATTTTGATATTCTTAGAAACTTTCACACGATAGGTCCACAAACGTTAGACGATGACGGTAATAAAGACCCGCATTTTAGAAATTTAGTTGAGCAAAATTATGACCTTATCATAGTAGATGAAGCTCATAAGGTTAAAGACCATAAATCACAAAGAGGTAAGATAATTAATGAAATTAGATTAGACTACGGGATTAACACATGTTGGTTATTAACAGGTACACCAATAGCCAATAGACCTATGGATTTCTATAACCTATTAAATCTAACTAAAGCACCAGTAGCTGATAATTGGAAGTTTTTTGCTAAAAGATATTGTGACGGTAAGAGTTTTTACCAAACTATGAAGAATGGTAAAAGAAAGTTAAGATGGATAACCACAGGTGCATCTAATCTTGATGAATTATCTGTTAGAACTAAAAATATACTACTTAGGCGATTAAAAAAAGAAGTATTAGACATGCCAGATAAGACTATCACCACCCATTACCATAATTTAAGTAAAAGGGCAGTTAAAGAGTATGAAGGTTTATGGGATGATTATGTTGAGAAAAGAGCCGAAGAAGGTAAGCGAAAAATTAGCATTTTATCTAAAGATATTGTAGAATTAGGACTTTTAAGGAAATTTATAGCTATGGAATCTATCCCAAATACGATAGAATTAGCTGAAAATGCCTTAGAACAAGGGCAAAAAGTGGTGATTTTTACCACTTTTACTGATGAATTAGAAGAACTTGCTGAAAATTTTGGTAAAAAGTGCGTTGTACACAACGGTAGGATGTCAGCCAATGAAAAGCAAAAATCAGTAGATAAGTTCCAAAACACTAAGAAAACTAAAGTATTTATTGGTAATATACTATCCGCTGGTGTAGGGATTACCTTAACTGAAGGTACAGTGGTTATATTCAACTCATTTGATTGGGTTCCGGGTAATAACGAACAAGCCGAAGATAGATGTTATAGAATAGGTCAAGAGAATAACGTATCAGTTTACTATCAACTATTTAAAAACACCGTATCTATACCTATGTGGTATACCATTATGGGTAAAATGGATGTGATTAATCAAATACTAGGTAAAGGTGGTGAAGATGCAGAAAGATTAGGTAGTTTAATAAATCAATTAGAAGATAACGGTTTAAGATTGGAGTAATGGAATTAATTGAGTTTTGTCGTGCAAATTTTCATTTACTATTCGATATGGATGGTAGATTAGAAGGATTATTATATCCCTATGAAATTGATATGTTAAATCATATTAATGATAAAGATTATACTTTAATATTAAAATCTAGACGTATGAATATTAGTAGTATCTACGCACTATACATTTACTGGTTTCTAAATTATAATATATCACCTAAAAATGAAATTATAATAATTAAAGACAATTATACTAGTACCATTAATAAACATTTAAGAAAGCTTATTAATGGCAATGTACTTGGAGTTGGTGTGGCTAATGATGATTTTTATCAATATAATGGTAATTCTATAACACTTAAAGGTGTTAATCAATTCCGTGGTATGAGATTTGATAACATACATATGGTAATCGTAGATGATTTTAGCGATTATACTTATATTAAAAATATGTTTCACATTATAATGCTTTCAATGGATAATAGTCCTAATACTAAAATGTCAATGAGTAATACCTCAATTGGTGATAATTATTTCAGAACGTTATGGGAGGACGGTTCTTGGTATAATTACTTAGCACATTATAGTAAAAACCCTTATTGGACTTATAAAAAATTAAACGACTATACTGCTAATATTGATAATTTCTTAAATTGGCATGAAAGTATGGAATGTATATATGTTACCGATAAAAATATAAATATGTTAAACTCTGAAATACCTAATCTAACTCCATATAAAAGTAAAACGATACTAAAACGAATAGATTCACTTGTAAAACAACTACATGATTAAAATATTTACGGCTGAAAATTGCCCATACTGTATCAAACTTAAAGAAGGACTAGACGAATTAAATATCACCTATCACGAAATAGACACTGCCGATTCAAAACACGCTGAAGAGGTAATTAGTATATTTGAAGTAGCTGAAGCGGAGGTTATACCGATAATAATTATGAAATCTGCGTTACTAGTTCCTGGAAGAACTTTCAATACAATATCTGAAGCTATAGTAATTATACAAAACTTAATGGATAAGTAGCATATTTATATATAAAATAAATACATGAATTTTTATATAAACAAAAACGCAACTTTACCAATTCTTAAATTGGAATTAATAAATGATGGTCGTAATGAAAATGGTAATTTTTATGATTATCTACAAACTTCTACGATAACGTTTTGTATGACAGATGTAAATACAGGTATAAAAAAGATTGGTAATAAAAACGCTCTATGCATTCTTAAAGAACCTAGTGCTGATTGTCTTGGTGAAGAATATTACATAGGATATAAATTCTCAGAAAGAGAGACTAAAACTACCGCAACGTATGTTGGTACATTCACAATAAGGTTTGATGACGAATTAACCAATGGGTTAGGTACTCTAATAGTGCCGATTAAAGACGAATTATACATTCACGTATTGTAATAATTAACCTGGTAACTATCTACAATTACACAAGTTATAAAAATATAATCGCAAATTTACTTTTTTAAATGGAAAAAATTGTGTTGTTTTGCAGTAATAAATACTGTTAAATAATATGAACAATGACCAAATAGTAAAATTCCTAGAGGGTAGGAATCCTAAAAAATATATAGTAAATATCGAAGTACCATATGGTACTAACAAAGCATCTCTTATTATAAACGACCCTATTAAAGGTAAATATATCGGAACTGATACATTTAAATCATTTCTTTGGTTTAAACATGAAGTCACTGAACTAATGTTTGGTGGTAATAAAAGTAAAATCAGAGCAGCTTGTGATAAATACCAAGTAACCATAACAAAATTAAAAACTTCCAATCAAGCTGGTGATAAACCAGAAAGAATGGTAAATGGTTATAAATACATGGCTAAATGTGAAGGTCCTCACAGCAAACTGTTAAACTTTTTTAACGCGGGTGGTGTTGAAGTATATAAGGACCCATA